TCCGCCACGAAGGCACGCGAGACCGGCCCCGGCGGATTCCAGGTGAAGTTGATCGGCTGCTCGACTTGCTTGACGGTGGTTTTCATAATGACGGCGCCGTGGCCGAAGCGGGCGTTATCCCGCCGCTAGGCGCTGGTTGATGGGCCATTTCGCGATATTTCATCCGTGCCGCATAGCGCTGGCGAACGTCTGCACTTTCAGCATACAGCGAACCAATGGCGCCGTGGGTAAAGCCCGTTACTACATGCTCCAGCGCCTTAGCCCTTTCATCGCGTGGCGCCGACTTAAATTGCGGATCGGCCACCAGCGCATTCAACGCCTCGCGCATATTCATCCCCGTGCTTGGGTCTTTGATCGTGTTAGTTAAGACTTTGCCCCTATCCTGCTCTTGCGGTGTCAAGGCAACGCCAACGTCGGGACTATTTGGCTGATCGCCATACTTCGCCGCGCGGCCCGTTCCCGGCATTATGGCGGGGAACTTCATAGGGCTCGCCCCGTTATCGTATATCGCTTTAGCAACCGGGTCGTGCGTGTCGTGGCCTACAGAGAAGGGCCAGACCTCGTTCGCCATGAAGCCGCCGGGAACGGGAATCTTTTCGCCGTACAGGTCGCGCACAGGTGGAAGTTCCTGGCTGTAGCCGGGAGTGCCAGCCTTGAACTCGTCCATCATTCCGCGCGTCTGCCGCATAATCGGGTCTTCGCGCTTCGCTTCACCTTGGAGCGCAGCGGGAATTAACCCCTTCAATTCGCGCCCGCCGAACTTCGTCACGCCTTCGAGCGGGTCTTTGCCTTCCTTGGCGTCATCGAATAGCGAACTGAGATTCACGAAGGTCTGCACATAGCTTTGGCGGCTAAGATTACGCGCCATCGCCATCGCGAAGGCCGCGCCGACGTGCTCAAGCTGCTGCTCGCGGTCGCCAGGAGTCGCCTGTGCATAAGTATCGTGCATATCCGCAGCGATGCCGAGCGGCATCGAAACCGGCTCCGCCCATCCATAAGGGATGTAGCTATCGCCAATATGAAACGAATACGGTTTCCAGCCGGTCGCCTTGAGGTCGCTCAGGAGCTTCGGGTCACTGGGGCCACCGCCTGTAATATGGCCGTCCATCGCCCATTGGCCCATCTTCACGCTCATCAGCGTGCCGAGTCCGAGTTTCGCCTTAGCGATCGCGCCGTCGGCACCACCAGCCTGCATATCCTGCCAAATTTGCTTGCTAAATACTCCGAGGGCCGAATTGTCGCGAGCGAACTTCCAGAGGTTCGTCGGCACGCGACGGAACGGGAAAAGGAATCGCCCGAGCCCCAGTGGAATCTTGTCGAGCGAATCGCTAATCCCCTGCATCACCGGCCCGAGCGGATTCGAGTAGGTCTGTGTACTCGCGAAGTTCCGCGCGTTCGCCAGCATCTCGGGCGGCGTATCGTTGGTCAGGTCGGCCACGCGCTGCTTGATAAAATTGCCAGCTTCACCACCACTGAGACCTTGATCCATCGCCTCTTTCCAGCCCTGACGTTCCGCGAGGGCGGCAACCTGCGCCCGCATATTCATCGTGCGCGCGAAGTCCTGAAGTCCGCCCATGCTGCGCGGGCCAAGACCGATGACGTGGCCGAGCAGGTCGATGCCCTGTCCGGTTAGGGTGTTCTCGAAGCGCGTTCCCGTCGAAGTGATCTGCGTCAGTGGGCGCTCGAAGGCTGCTTCTTCGCCGGGGTAGAGTCGATCAAACTCCGACGTGCCGCTTTTCCAAGTCTTCCCCGCAATACGAAGCGCGTCGCCCACATTGTGCATCCAGGCGTTAACCATCGCGGGCGCTTCGGTCGGCGCCACATCGCTGCTGGTCATCGCGGCTATCTGGCGCGTTGGAATCGAGAGTGCCATCGACCAGAGGTCGCCGGTCGCTTTTTTGACCAACGTGCGCGGACGTGAGAGCAGGGCGCCATAGTAGTAATCGCTGATGGCTCCCTTAAGAGAACCGCCAGCCTGCACATTCTCGTTCATCTTGCCGAGTTGGGCTGCAATCGCGTCGGGGTCGGCGTGGCCAGCGAACATCTGCATCATGTCGGTCATGTTCTGGCCGTCGCCCGCTTGTAAGGCGAAGCGATTGACTGCGCTCGCCATTGCCGTTTCGGGATTCTTGAGCGGATCGAGAATCTGGAGAGTACGTCCTGCCGCGCTACGCTCGCCCGCGACTCTGCCGGCCTGCGGAGCCAACGCGGAGACACGATTAAACCATGCTTGAGAATCCGCGGTCACGTCCTCACCCGCCGCTTGGCGTTTGAGAATGTCGAGAGCGCTATTTCGTAGTTCGATCGCTTCCCCGTGAACCGTTTGCGCGAGTGCGGCAACTCGCATCGTTTGCTCAGGGTCGCCGATGTTCTGCGCCTTCAGTTGCTCCATCGTCAGGCCGAGTTTCTTCGCGTTCGCCATTGTCTGAGCGACCGGAACCTGCGTCGCGAGGTCGGGGCGATTCACTTCCGCCGCGCCGCCTTCGCCGACTTGGAGTTTCTTGAATAGGTCGGCTTGCTTCTGGGCGAGGGTCTGCGCAGCAGCTAACGGAGTCGCGTGCTCGGGAACGATCATGTCGGGCGTTAAATCGACGGCCTTTGCGGGAGCGGTAACTATTGTCTGTGCCTGTTTCCCCGCTTCAATGTCTGCCGCCCATTTCTGATGCTGATTAACGATCCCCTCCATATCGGCAATGGATGTCTTCAGCTTTTCCTGTTGCATCTCGTTTGTTGCGAGATGTTGCGCGGCCTCTTGGGGATCGATGCCCTCGGGAAGATTCTTCGATGTTTCCAGTAGTTGTCCGTGAAGCGATTGGGTCTCGGCTAATTGACCCCTCAGATTATCCAGTACCCCTTGCACTTTGGCAGTCCGCTCAGCCAGCGTAGTTACGGGAGCAGGCGCGGCAGTCGTTGCTACCGGCCCGCCCCCTTCGGCAGCCGGAGCAGCAGCAGCCGGTGCCGATTCTGAAGCCACCGGATTGCCTTGGGCGTCAACGATGCCACTAGATTTGGCGGGAACGCCACTTGGCGCCTCGCCCGAGGGCAATCCCGCAAACATACCCATGCCAGTCGCGAACGAGCCCGCAAGGCCCGAAATCGCGTCAAGCATCGGATGATTGTTCCCGTAGAGCTTACGCGCCTGCTGGATCGTCGCTTCAGCGCCGAGGCTTTGCGCCTTATCGAGCAGCACGCCGCCCACGATCGCGGCGGGCGCGGCAACACCGGCCGCCATGAGCGCCGCCGCTCCTCCTCCGATCCCGGCTGCTTTCTGGACGACTTCGGCGCCTTTGGTCGCGGTTTCAAGGTTACTGAGATTCTGGCCCGCTTCCGCTTGCGCCTGATTGGCTTGCTCCTGTTGAGGTAATAGTTTGTCCGATGGGCGACCACCGCCAACCGGCGTCCCTTCGCTCGAAGCGCCAGCATCTTGCGCATCACCACCCGCATCCAGGGCTATACCGAGAGATTTCCATTCGTCGGGATGCGTCCGTAGATAGGCCATCCCATAATCGACCTTGGAATCGTCCGCATGGCGCGCGGCGTAGGCTTGTTCCGCCCCGACCGGATCGTCGCTTCGGCCGCCCGACCTCGCCAACACATTATCGGCATACTGAAGCGCCGCAGGGTCACGCTCGCCGCGGTCGTACTTCCCTGGCCCCTGGTTGTAGGCGATTAGCGCCGCGCGCTCGTTACCTTGATACTTGTCGAGCAGGTCGCCCATGTAGCGCGTGCCGACCTGTCGGTTAACATTCGGGTCTTTGAGCGTGGACGGATCGACGCCGTAATCCTTCGCCGTCGAGGGCATTACCTGCATCAGCCCTTGCGCGTTTTCGCCCGTCCAATTGTCGGGACCAGTGACGCTAGGGCGCCCACCGGACTCCTCATGGATCATGGCGTCGATAAGCTCAGGGCGCGGAGTAGTCGGCATTACATCCCCCCTGCGCTTTCATCGCCCGCGGGCGTGATAACGAAGTTGACCGACCTGGCGCGTTCGGCGGCGCGTAGCGCCTGCTCACGAGTGATCGTGCTCGGCAACGGAACGTGCGGTACCGGCTTGGAAGCTGGCGCATAGCGGCGGCGAATCGCTTCGACCTGCTTCTGCACATCGCTAGGCGTCTTGAACTCGCCCGCATCCCACGCCGTTTTGAGGTCGCCCAACGCCTCGCTCATGTTCTGCGTCCGATGGGTGAAATCGTCCGACATAAAGCTCTTGGGGAACATATCGCGGATAGCCTGCTGGGCTTGATCATAGGACGCCTTGAGCGGTTTCTTGGCTGCTTCCAGCGTGTCCGTGCGCCACGCAATTAGCCTATTCCGGTCGGGGCCGTTGATGGTATTCGGGTCGATTGCCTGAATATCTGCCGCGCTGACGCTATTCGGGTCGTTGGTAATGCGGTCCTTCCAGAAATCGACCACCCCCGGCGCCGAGTCATCGAAGATTTTCCCGTGCGTATAGATGCGCCCTTCTTGCTGGGAAATCATGCCGTCGTGGTAAGCCTCGGTCGCAGCTTGCACGAGGCCCGGATCGTGTGCGTTCATCATGCCGTCGAGCTTTGTAACCGTTTGCGCACGCGCGAGCGCATGGGCGGTCTCGCTCTGCCGGATAGGTTCGCGCACCGCCATATCTGATACGCGCTGCAACGCCCCGACTTCAGACGCGGTAAAGCGCCCCGAGTTCTGATTCAGGAAGGAATCGAGAGCGCCGGGATTGGATGGGTCGGGGTTGCGTGCGATAGCCTGCGCCCGATTGAGCGACTTGTCCTGATTGTAATTTGCGATGAGTGCGTTCGCCGTGTTGGGGTTCTTCCCGTAGAGCGCCTGAATCATGCCGAGGTGATTCTGCTCGACGGCATCCGCCTGCGCATTATTGGCGAAGGTGCCATCGGGCTTGATAACGAAATTCGGTCCCGCGATATTGGCCGCAGTCTTCCCGTTAATCGTCACCTGATTGTGGTGATCGACCATCGTCTGCGACGCACCCGCGCGAAGCGCTTCGTCCGCGTATTGCGCTCCCATCTTCGGCAGTTCGGATTGGAGATAGCCCGCGATATGCGCGTTCTGCGGATCGGTGAGCGCCGCCTGAAGGATATCGTTGCTCTTTTGCTTAAACGCATCGGCCTGCTGGTCGCCGGGAAGCTGCTTGACATCGACGAGCGCCTGAGTGAGCCCCTTGCGTACGCCATTGCTAACCGTATCGGCGTCGAGGATTTGCTTATGCTGGTACTGGACGGCGAGGATATCCGCGAGCTTGCCGAGCCCTTCGCCGACCTGCGCCTCTCCCTTAGCCTCGGGCGCGGGAATCTGCGGCGCGGTGCGAGCGTAGCGCGGCGGAACGTCGGCGACACCGACGGTCTGCTGAATCTGGGGTATCTGTGCGAATTCGCCCATTAGAAGCCCATGCTATTGCCCAGCAACGGAATGAAATTCGTGCTCGTGCTGCCGCTGCTCCCGTAACCTACGCCACGCGACATCAGCATCGACGTACCAATTCGACCGCCGCTGCCGATCGCGTCCCCCATACCGCTCAAAATCCCTTCCTGCGTCGGCTTAATCTGGTTCGCCTGCCACTGCTGGAAGTTGGCCTGATTCTTGAGGCTCGACGATTCCAGTTCACCCTGATACCAAGTGTTCAACTCGTTCATACGGGCGTTAGTCGCGCTCTGCTTCTCGACCGTCCGCACGCTTCCGCCAGTCCCGATATTGGCCCCCGCGAAGCCTGCTGCCTGCTCACCTAACAATCCTTGGTCTTTGCGAATCTCCTCCGCTTCATTTGCCGCACCGGCGGCGCTCGCCTGCTTGGCTTCCTGATTGAGCGCGGTAGCGTTGTACTCGGCGATATTCTTCTGCTGCTGCGCTTGCGACGCCGCAGCCATCCCCTGCATAACCGCCGAGCCCACCGCCATGATTGCCATTGCTGGGCCAGCCATCAGCTAATCCTCGCGTACAGGCCCGCATCGTGACCTTGGTAGAAGTTGTGCATAATGCCTTCGAGGCCGAAGCCGAGAATCTTCGTCACCCAGCGATGGCCTTTCACGTTGCCCCTGCTCACCGTTGTTTCGATGCGCGGGATGCGCGATTCGATAAACCACGCCCGCATGGCCTTGTTGAGACTCAGAAAATGTCGCGACGCGAGCTTCGGATCGGTGAGCGCCCAGCAGCGATAAGTATATTCGTTGATCGGGTAGAGTCCGACGCACGCAGCGACGCCCTCATCAACCAGGCCAGCAAAGGCGGGACCGCCGTCGATGGTCTTCTGGATGTAGGCCAAGGCTTCCTGCGCCTCTTCCACGCCCTGCGCGGCCAGGGTCTCGACGTGCGCTCGCGTTAGTTGCTCAATCTTCACTGTCTAAGTTGGGATAGATTCCCACCACCGTCATCGGGTACGGCTCGTCGTTAAGCATCGTTATGCGACCTTCGACTTCGTAACCCGCAGGGAAATTGAACGCATAGGTCTCCTCCGGCCAGAGGCCGTTATAGACCGTGAGCGCCTGACTCATCGGGTCGTCGGGGTCGCGCATCTCCACATTGTCGAAAATACTTTCGGGCGGGTCGCTCAATTCTTTATCGGGATCTTCTCTGCCAATCTTGCCGCCAAGCGTATTCTGAAAGCGCACAGTGAGGTCGGTTATGCGCTTGACCTTGCCCGCCGCGGAGCCTGTGGTCGCCCCCGCCTCAATCGGCATCGTCGTGAGACGCGCGAGCTGCGGGAGTCCGATTTGCACTATCTTGGCCGGCCACTGAAGCGAGATTTGACCGCCCGTCACGACGCAATCTGGATGCAACGCGCCATCCGTCAACACCTTCACGGTCTGGCCTTCGAGGTAGCCGAGGCCGGTAATCGTCTGCGTCGCCGCGCCGTTGTAGGTCGTCCCCGAGTCCGAATAGAAGGCGTCGGTCGCGAGGTCGTCCCCGGTCACGAAATGCGGCGCCATATATTCGACGTACTGCTTGGTGACGCCGTTGATGGAGCGCTGGACAATCATCCAGAGGTCGTCCTGCGACTTCGAGGGATTCGGGATGCAGGCGATGGCCCTCACCCCACCAACCATCGGATGGCGATGCCATGCTGTCACGCCCTGCTCCTCGTTGAAGGTGAAGCCGATAAGGTCGCCAGCAGGAGTCGGAGTAGTCGCGAACGGTATGATCTGCTGGAAATGGCCGCCGAGATGCTGATTCGTCAGGGTCACGCCACCGTCGGCAGAATAGGCGTTCGTGAGCACGTCGAGCGCGTTGGTGTTCCGCAATCCAATGCCGATGCCGATATCGTCGGGCGCTCCGATGATCGCGAAGATGGTCGCGCTCATAAACGATGGAACTTCGGGCAACACCGGAATCGTTGCGCCCCAGCCCTTGCCGTCGCTGCTGGCCGCAATCAGCGCCTCCTGTGATAGCGGGCTAGTCGCCGTGACCCGCGTGCCGACCATGTAAAGCAGACCGCCGACTTCGGTGATGGCAACGAAATCGTCGGCTGGCACCGCCGGCGGATCGGCGGCTGAGGTATAGCCGTAAGTCCACGCTTGGTCGGGCGCAGGCGACCAGACAATGCCGTTGTGCGGATCGGCGGACGCGCCGCCCTTGTTCGCGATTCCTACCCATAGATTCAATCGCGACGAATACCAGAGTGGAGACGGAAAACTGACCATATGCGGATAGTTCGCGGGGAACACTTGATCTATCCAGGTAATTCCGTCGGTCGATTTGAATACCTTTGTCGTGCCGATTACCCAGAGAGTAGTTCCGTCGTCATAAATCTGAGAATAAAAGCTATCGACGGCATTCCGATTCGTCCAAGTCGCGCCGCCCGCCGGCGAAGTCCATATTTTGTCGCCGACCGCGATCCAGAGATTCAGCCGGGGAATCCATTTCAGCGCCTGAATCGCGTCGAAACTATTAGACGCTTCAACGATAACTGGCGCCCATGAGGTCTTGGGCGAAGTAGAAGTAAAGACCGCAGGGTTTCCATTAAGATCGAGCGCGCCGATTGCATAAGTCGTCCCATCGAAGTCGATGGCTTGTGGGCCGGTCTGCGGCTGTCGGTTGCCGCCCTGCCCGCCAATGAAGGTGGTGCCATCGTTGAGATTGACCGGCATCGCCCAAGTGCCATCCCACACGGCAATCACGGCTGGCGATACGAAATTCGTAGAGATGATGATCTTGCCATCGTAGTAGAGGTCACCGCCGTAGCTGGGGACAGCAGCAGCCAGCGCAAGCGCCCCCAGACCGACCACGGCGGCGTAGGTTTTCAGGTCGATGGTCATCCAAATCGGCTCCGCTGGCGGCGTCGTCGAGATATTGTTGAGGATATAGGTCGTCGTGCCAGCCATCAGGTCACGTCACCTCGAATCATCCAGATCACGCTATCCGGCTCCTGCTGGTAGGCCAGCGCATTGCACCCGATTTTCTCGAAGATATGGTTGGCGAGCGCGGCCAAGTCTTCCGACTGATACTGGTCGGTAAAAAACTGGTACTTCATTATGCGGAGCTTCTGGCCGCTCGTTTGAATCCACAGCAGCGAGTAGCCGATGAGCACTGGCGGTATCGAGCGCGAGCCGTGGCGCATCTGGGCCTTGCTCGCGATATTCGACGGGCCGAACGCCTGCCCCGTGTTGATCTCCTGAATGACGTGCTCCGCGCCCTCCGTCCCGACCACCAACACGCGGCCCTCGATTAGCCACTTAATCGGGTCTTGCGTCGGCAAGGTGATGTGGATGGCCTGGTCGGGCGTCGCTACGCCACCCGGATTGAGCGCCGCATAATTCTCGAAGTCGGACGCCACCGACATGAACACTTCGCCTTGGCGCGCGAAGGCCAGCCGCCCACGAAAGAATGAACAAGCCGTCGGATAACCGTCACGATTATTGAACGCACCCACCGCCCAGTTCGAGGTCGCGTTCTGTGAAAAAACTACAGACTTCGGTAAACGGTTCACGGTCCCGTCCTGAGTCTGCTGGATGACATCCCCGGTGGCCGTCCAGAGCATATTGCTCACGGAGCCGCTGTCGGTGTAGGCGTCCCAGAAGGTGCCATCGACCGGCCCATTGGTCCCGTCGCCGTCAGTATCGTCCTGATAAAGTTCAAAGGTGAGGCCGCCCTTATTGTGGACGCGATACCATTTGTCGTTGACTTCGGGCATTCCACCGACGCCTGAGATGAAAACGAGGTCGCCATTAGCTCCTGCGGTCGCTACGTCGGTCGTCACCACTGGCGGCTTAGCCGCCGTGATATTCGTGACGTTGACGATATTCCCGGTCGGATCGACGCCACGCGAGGTCAGTTGAACAAAGCCGAAGCCGGGGTCGCGGTACTCCCAAAGGATGCCCTCAAGACCGCCCGAGTCGTAAGCCTGCCCAAAGAGATGCGTCGGCGGCACGCTGCCAGTAACTGGCGAGAACGGAGTGAGCGAGAAATTCGTCCCGTTCAACGCCTCATAGGTGACGCCATTGAACCGTCGGCGCGCGCCTTTCTTGACGCCGACCCCCGGCTCCCACGGGCGAATCGTGCGGATATTTTCCTGCGTCAGTTGGAAGTACGCGCCGATGAGCAGCGGGTCGAAGATATCGGATGAGGCCGTCAGTGTGACGCCGGTCCCGGTCTGAGCATCCGCGAACACCACTGGATTCGTGCCGGGGTTGGCGTCGGCAAAGGGGCCGTTGAGGAAGTCGACGGGCGCGAGCGTCCAGTGCGTCGGCCCAAAATGCGACAGCTTATAGGCGGGGAAGGTCGCGCTACGATGTGTGATATAAACCACGTCGGCGCTTTCCACGAATACGAGCTGAAACATATTGTCGGAGTCGTACAGGTCGCTCGCCGCGTAAGGCGAGACAATCTCGTAGGGAACGCCGGGGGAAACCTGCACCTGCGCGTGGTTTTGGTAGAAGCGCATATAGAGGTCGCCCACCTCAATTATGAACGCCACGCTCTCGCTGCGCTTGAACGGAATCAGGGCAGTCGCTCGATCCGAAAACTTGACCTCGGCGACGAAGCGGGTGCCGGGGCGCCGCCGCGCCGGTCCCTGCACTTGCGGGATGAAGTTCTCCAGCCGAAAGCAGGCCGTGGCGTAGCCCTTCGTGTCGGTGCGGCTCTCCATCGCGGGCGACCATTCGCCCGAATTGAAGCCGACTATGCCTGGGGATGCTTTAGCCATTATCCGGGCAGCCTCGCGATGAGCCAGCTATTGTCCGGCAGCGGGTCGGGCGGCAGTTCAATGGAATCCGCGCGAATTGCCGCGATGATCGCCGCCTTGTATTCGGTCTGCGCGAGGTCCCGCTTGCTATCCTTCTGCGTCACGTCCTCGGCCAGCTTCATCGCCAACCGGCAGGCAAATGCCTCGACGAAGCCGGGGTCGAACATGGTCGGGTCGGTGATGCGCGCGATATAGCGCAGCGGCAATGGCCCTGTCGGGGCGACCGGGGCATTGAAGCCGGTCATCTGGTTGCTGACGATGGTCTTACCCTCGATGCGCCAATCGCTCGCCTCGCTGGTCACGATGCCGAGCCAGCGCTGCAACCCCGGCACCCACCGGCCAGCCTGAATCACGCGAATGCAATCGTCGGGAAGCTGGTAGGCGGCGGTGTAGCCAAAGACTGGCGGCACCACGAGCGCGGGGAGCAGGATGCGCTTGACGGCGAAATTCCAGAGATGCGCCCGCAGTTCTGCGTCGCGCTCCACGTCGTAGATGGCGAGTGCCGAACGCGCGGCCTTCACGTTGTCCTGAAGCGTGAGAATACGTTGCTGGCCGAGCAAGGTCAGCGCTACGTTTACGATGTCAACATCGTTAGGCATCTCTACACCCGATAATCGCAGAGCACCGAGGTCGCCGGCGCGGTAGTCCCGAAGGTGATCGTCGCGGTCGCCAGAACGTAATCGGTGGTGCGGAGTCCGTCGCGATAAACCTTCAGCCCCGCCGCCGGTGTGTTGGCGAGCACAAAGACCTTGTTCACGCCGTTGATCGTTCCGGTGGGCACTTCGCTATCGACGAAGTTCGCTTCCTGCACCGCCGTCGGCGCAGGCTCCGCCATCACCTGAGTCGCGTTGCGCTGGATTCGCGCTGCGTAATCGACGAGCGCTTGTCCGGTGAGCGCGACCTGCTGTCGGGCTTCAGCCAATCGCCGTACCCTTGCCGACCAGATGGCGCACGATTTTCTCTATCAAATCGATCGTGCTCGCATTACCGGCGCCTGAGCCACCTGAGATGGTCGGGATAGTCGCAAGGTCAACGCGCACCTCGACATTCCCCGCACCAGGGGCGCTAGTGCCTTCCACTACCGCAAATTCGTCCTGTCCGAACGACAGGCTGAAAGACCGAGAAGCCATGATTCCCTCCTACTGGCGCATCGTCGCGCACACCGTATTCAATTCAGTTTCGAGCGTGGAACTGCACCCGACGCCGAGCACCGTCACCTTAATGGCGTACTCGTCCGTGGGTGTTGCGCTAGTCAGTTTCGCACCGATGGCCGTCGAGGCCACTGTCGCGGTCGCCGTCACTGTCGCGCTCACCGTGCTCTGCGTTATGTCGATGACCTCATAGACCGGGAATGTGGTCGAGCAAGTCGCTTGCGCACGGGCGGTAATCGTATCGAAAGTCGGGGCGGCCTTCCCCGCCGCGGCGGTGAAATCACACCAGAGCGAGTTGGCCGCGGCAGCGTCGGGAATCGTGCAACAGACCTGCGACTGCGCACCGTTGGGGCTTCCCGTCCCGCCGTTGTTCATGCCCTGAAGATTGGCGGTATCGGCAAAGGCCAGCGACGGAATCAAGAGCACAAATAAGAGAAACCAGCGTTTCATCGGCGTCCCTTTGAAGGGGGGCCCAAGCCCCCCAATCGGTTAAGGCATTTTGTAGCTGATTTCGACCACCATCGCGCCGCCGGTGTTAATGGTCGCGGTGCTGGTGAGCACCACGTCATATTCAACCGAGCCGATCGGCGTTCCCTGGGCCGGGTCAGCCGAGAGCCCAAGAATCTGCCAGACCATCTGATCCATCTTCGCGACGGTAGTCCACGAGGATTGAATCAACTTCTGGCTCTTGGTCAGTGCGCCCGAAAGGTCGATACCGGCGCCGAAATACTGCTTGGCGTTCGAGATACTTCCGGCTTGGGTCACTGGGGCAAACGGGTTGGAAACCTCGTAAAGCCCCAAGTCGCCAGCGGTGGAAGTGCCGAGCGCCGCGCAGGTCAGTTCGCATGAGACGATGACCGCATTGGCGGGAATACGAAAGAATCCGTAAAACCCGCCCGTGGTCTTGCCGGTCGTCGCGGTACAGAGACCGCGGCGCATGAAGTTGCGGCCACCCGTGCGCGCGTCATTCAATTTCGGCGGTGCCGCGGTGATATTGGTTATGATCGTACTTGCTACGGTTTCAGCAGGCATCTTCGTTCCTCCCGTCCCTACCAGCGTAGGGCAGACGGTTGTTAGGCGGTCGTTACTTTACAGGCACGTCTTTCGCCGGAGGCAAAGCCGCGCGCTTCTTGTACTCGTCGTCACTCTCCCCGACCATCTGCGCCGGAGGCGCGGGCGGCGGAAGCGGAGCGTCTGGCCGATCCACGACCTTCTGCGGGCCGGGCGGATGATTCATCCGCTTCACCGCAGGGTCGTAGCTGAAATCGGTACGGTCCTTAACAACCGCCAGACGCGCGAGCCGCGCGTCATAGTCCGCGTCCGATTCGTTCGGCAGCCGTGGCGGCTTGTCGTGGGCCATAGCGATCCGGCGCTCGTAATCCGCGTCGGACTCGCCAACCATCTGCATAGGTTTACCTTCCATAGTCGTCAAAGCTCCTAACTATTTGAGGCAGTTAATCTGCATCACCTTCTTTTCCTGCAACCGGCACGCGCCGAAGCCCGCCCAGATGCCGACCTGCCACGGAGCCATCTCCAGCCAGTCGGCCTGCACGATCTTGGTCGTGATGCCTTCCCACGTTCCGAAGTGCATCCCCGACGCCGCGTACACCGGCACCATCCGGTAAGCCGCGGTCGAGTCCAGGTTCAACAATTCGCTGTGGATGAAGTTCATGCCAAGGAAGCGGGTGATCTTGCCTTCTTCGAGCACCGGCGCGTCGGGCTGGTTGAAGTCGCGGTTGATGACCTGCGCTTCCGCTAGAAGGTTGTCGAGCTGTGTCGCGGCAGCTACCACATGGAGCGTGTCCGCTTCCAGATCGACTTCATTCGAGAGCAGGAGCCGACGGGCCTCGCGGAGCTTCGCTACGGTAAGTCCGGTATCTGCCGAAGCGCCGAAGTTGGACGCCACGATATTGCCCGCTGGAAAGGCGGTGGTATCGGCGCCAAGCTGGCCCGTCTTGGAAGTCTCGAAAAACGCGCGGATGCACTCGGCGTCGTGCTGACGGTTCATACCGGCCATCAGCGATTCGACATAGGTCGAACGCGGATCAGCCTGAGTCTGGAGTTCATCGAACTTGTCGAAAAGGACGTATTCGTTGAACAGGTTGGGGACGACCCACCGATCATCGTGAAACACGTCGGCGTAACTGACCGGCTGTCCACGCTGGGTGCGCCGCGTCGGAGTCAGCAAGCCGATTTGCTTTACGGCCTGGGCCTGCTGCGATCCGGTGTGGACGCCCTGACGGAAGGTGTTGACGATGCGCGCGGTGCGCTGTTGGGCTAGGAGTTCAAAGATTTGAGTGAACTTGTATTCATACAAGGCCACTACGCTGGTGTCGGCGGTTGCCATTTGGGAGCCTCCAGAAAGTTAAGTCGGTCACTTTCGCGAAGGCATCCCCGGCTAACCGGAACCATTCACTCGCTCAGGGCGGCTGAGTTACCCGGACGGTCTTTCCCGTCATGTCAGCGGAACGCCGTTAGGCGCATCCCCGCTGATGCTTCTTACAGTCTCTCGATACGCGCGATTAGCGCAATCGGGAGTAACCAAAAAATCTCATCGAGGGTTACCGTCATTTCCAATCCATCAGTTCGATAGATGCGATATAGCGTCATTATCCGTTCGCCCGCGTAATCGAAAACGATGGAGTCGGAGGCGGCGCGGCGGAGCCGTGCTTATCCTCCCAGTCCGGTACGCAGAGCCAAGCGCCGTTGGTGGTACCGCGCATATCGCGACGCGCAAACTCTTTTTCGCAGATGGCGCACTTCTCTTTCTTGTCGAGGTCTTTTTTGCTGTTGATAGCCATTAGCGTCCTTGCGACCCGATCTGAATCAGGCGGTCCCATTCCTGCCGTTCGGGGCCGCCGGGATTGTTAAGAGCCTTGGACGACCAATCACGGTCCTGTCGCTTGAGGGCCAGTTGCTCGCGAGCCGCCGCAGGCGTCATCCCGAAGCTGCTATTGCGCTGACCGCCATCGACGAATGAACTCTCGCCCACTTTCTCTCCTATGTTGGAGAATAGTCGCAAAAAGGTCGCAGTGCCAACCGCATCTTCGATCTTGCCGAGAATTTCCTCCGCCTTGCCGCGGTCGCCGCCCACGCTCGGCATAACGAATTGGCTCACCGCGCGCCGCGCCATCTCCTCGCGCTGGGTGAAGGTTTCTCCCGGCCATTCGCGCTTAAGCGACGCCAAGTCGATCTGTTCCTGCTGGGCCTGCGCACGCTCCTGCGCCTCAACCGCCCCCTTCATAAATTCAGTGTAGCCCTCGGCGATGGTCGTGGCCTGGGCCTGACTGACACCAGCCTTATGAAGCACCGGCGCCATCGCGCCCGCAAACTCCTCGCCGCCCTCCACAACGGGGAGCTTATAATCTGCTGGCGCGGCGGGACGCCCGAGACGACCGTAAAGCGCGTCGAGTTCTTCCGGCTTGGCCGATGCGAGGTCTTTGGGGACGCGAACGATTTCATCCTTCGGCACTCCCACGAACCGCTCGGTATCGCGACCGTATTTCAGCGCATCGAGTGGCGACTTAAAGCCCTTGAGTTCGGCGAATCCCTTCAGTTCAGGCTCGGCGCTATCGTACCATTGAGCAGGGGCAGGGGCCGCCGACGCGGAGGGGGTGTTCGTTACCGGCGGTTGTCCCTGTCCCTGAATTGGTTCGACTACGGTACCATTGGGCGCTCCAGCCATATTCTAATTCTCCAATCCTTGCTGCATCCGCAGGCCGCTCTCATTGAGGAAGAACCGATCCGCCTCGGCGAGTTCGGCTTCCTGTATCGTCAGGTAGCGATTCCACTCCAGCCAGACTTCGTGCCGCCCCTGCGCAATCGCGCTCGCCAGCGCATCGACCTTGCCGTCAGGCGCGTAGCGCACGGTGGTCTCGCCCGCGCTGCAAAAGTGGCTCATCGCCGCCATCACAATCTTGGCTTCGCTCTTGAGCGTGCGATCGTTATTCAGCATCAGTCGCGCGAAGGCGTCAGCGAAGACCCGGCGCTTGGCGGCTAGTGCGCGGCGTTGCCACGGCGTAGTCATTTCTTGCGTCGCTTGTCGCGCATCATCTTCGTGTACTTGGCGATGATGCCCTTGTCGTCGGCGTCGCCGTCGAGGTGCTTCATGCGGTTGGCGAGGCTGCCGCGATTATCGGCGTCGGGCTCTTTCTTCTTACTTGTGTCCACGATTATACACCGAGCTTTCGCCCATCTTGGAGGCGAACTTCTTGCTCGAATTAGCCGTCGCGTAGAAGATGTTCTTCCCGCGCTTGCCGTATTCGGACACGAAACGAGCCATCACGGTCTTACCGGCGCTAGTCTGTGGCATCAGATTTTCCCGTAGTTCATCCCCCAGAAGATGATCGCTGCGTACACCGCGAACCCGAAGCCCACCGAGATAATAGCGTCCATTAGTCCCCCATGTCACAATAAAAATGCTCGCGCATCGTTATCCACTTGAATAGCCGGTAGAATCCCATCTGCTCGATATATTCGCGCATATCGGCGTCGCCGGCCCGATATATCATTCGTTCTTCCGAATTATACGGCCCTTCGCGAATCGAAGGCGGATAAAACATTCGTGACGTTCCCGCGTCCATCAGTTCCCCCTCACGATAATCGGCGCTTCCAAATCTTTCACGCTGGTCACGCTGCCCGAGCGATGGCCGATGCTTTTCCCCCCGAGCCCGCGCGCCCAACCGTTATAGCGCTGCGCCATCACGTGCGTCGTATTCGGCGGCACATTCTCACCGTGCTCCATCGACAGCATCACGTCGAGGAACACCGAGGTCTGGCAATCGTGGCAGAGTACGAAACGCCCCGCGCCGATCACTTCCCGGATGTCGAAAGTCGCTATCTTGAGACAGCCACGAATCGCGCATGGTTCGGAAGTCGTCATCTATTGCCCCTGAGCCGGTGCGCTGGTCGCCATCTCACGCGCCTGCGCGATATCCTTGACCGCTCCCGCCGCCTGCGGCGCCGCCTGCACCAGCGCTTGCGCGTTGGCCTGCTGCGCCTTCTGGTCCTGCAAGGATTGCACTTGTTGAGGGCTCAACAGTAGGTCAGCCCGCACGCCATTAATCTCGGCTATCTCGCGGCCCACCTTGGCCCAATCGAACGAATCCATGATCTCGGGATGGCCCGCTTCCGCGATCGGCACTACCTGCTCGACCGTGCGCTGAATCGCAATAACATCCTGCGCCCGCTGGAGCCGGTTAAGGGGAGACTGGTATTCCACTTTGATGAGCCCACCTGATCGAGCCAATGAATCAGGCATAGCTCCCAAACTATCCAGCATGCCGGCGTGGAACAGAATATCAATTTCCCGATTAATAACATTGCCCAAGAACTCCGATTGCTGGCGTCCCATCGCGGGCGTCAGGAGAATCCCGCGCTCCTCCGCGATCTGGAGCACCTGGGTTGCCGTCATGTTTGGATTTTCCAGCAGCATCTCGAACACGTTCCCATAGAAAGCCGTCTTGATGGCCTTCCGCCGGTACTCCATCTTCTCTTCGGTGATATCTACCTTAGCGCCGCTAACATATGGAATAGCCAGTGGCCGGCCATCATCAGATACCATCCCATAATTAAGAGCCCCAGGGCGGACAGAAAATGCATTACCACTCTCAGGGAGAAGGACAGGCGGGTCGGCGGCTCTTTGGGCATTGTTCAAATCCGTCCGACTCATCTCATTCAACATCTTAATATCGGCGAGGCTCGTAAATGCGGGACTTCGCCCGTACACCTCGCGCGGCCCCACGATGAACCGACTCGTCGCGTAGGGCATCGTCCGATATCCGCCCTCCTCGACGATCTGGAGCGGCTGATAACAGAGGTAACAACTCTCCCACGCCATCCCTTTATAATCTTTCCGCCCGCTTTCAGGCTCCCGCCGCGGCTTCACTACGTGCAGCCATTCATATATCCGATACTTCTGGCTCGGATTCTCGTAGCTCGCCTTCACGCCCTTGGGGACATTCTCGATTCCCCACTTGTCCACCGCCTGCGTCGCGGTGAAGTCGAACTTCCGAAAGACCGTATCTATGAGCCCGACGTGGTTTTCGGCGAAATACAAATCTTGGAGGTTGATCGCTCGGTAGCGCAGGCTCGTCCCATACGCATCATCAACGAAGAGGCTCCCTGTCCCGAAACCAACCAGGCCCACCATGTTCTCGTGAGCTTGACTGGCGAAGTTCGCAGATGGCGAATAACGAGCCGCAAACAGGATGTCATTAAGATTCTCCAAGTATTGCCGCGCCTCGCGGTCATCCTTTAGCGCCGGGTCGGTCGGCCCCAGGTTGTGCCACTTCTGCGTCCGCGGAAACAACATGCTCTCGAACAACGCCGCGCAATTATCCAGCGCCTGTACCGCCGTCGAGTCAAATATATACTCCGTCCGCCGCTCCGCCTGCGGCACCCCCAACACGGGCCGCATAAAGATATTCTGCGCCGGGTTTATCCGCCGCGCGATATCCGCCCAGTAGTTCTCCCAGTTCCACCGATACGCCTGCAACGCCTCAAACTCGCGCTTGTAAGCCTGCGCCTTCTCCCCCATCGCCGTGTCGTTCGCGTAATCAGCCATCAGCGCATATGCTCCAGGCGAATCAGCTCATTCGCCACTATCGCCATTCTGATTATTACCCCAATCGCCCCAGCCCCCAGTCCAATTACGATAGCCCCGATCCACCACTCCACCCTCTCACTCATATTCATCAGTCGCGGTCTCCATCCCCGTCATCGTCCCGCACTATCATTAAAACCGAGCCCCCGAAAACTTGCAGGTTCTGCCGGTGCTCGTCCCATGTCTTTGCTATCGGTGGGCATTTGTGCGACTGCCCCCTCAAATAATTCATTAGGCATACCGGGCACGTCTCGATCTTGCCCTTCTGCTTTTTATCCTTTTTCATCTAAGGACCATCTGACCCTTATCACAATCCCAGACCAACCGCCCCGTATCCCGCCGATTCAGGCTTGCCCTTCGCGCCAATGCCCTTTTATTTTTTTCCGACATCGGAGTTGCCGAGTTATCAGGCAAATAGGCGACGGGCGAACGCTCCCACCATTCCCGCGTATCCCGTAAAAAACCACGCCCTCGCCCTTTCATTTTTTCTACCTGTCGCGGACTTCTTGCCCTATTGACACCGAGTATGATATAAGGGTTT